TTGAATTATTTGATTTGTCTTTTGGTTATCTCCCTGATTTTTAGTATCTTTGCAGCACAAACGCAAAGTATTACTACAATGAGTCAGATTTGTATCTATTTGAAAATGCCATCTTATCTCCGCCAATGGTTAATCCATCGTCATGGCGGAAGTGAGCCAATATCACTCGTCCGAGGTTCTGCAGAAAGTGACTTCCTTAAGAAATCCACGACAAAGATTCCTGAGGGTGTCATGCCTCCCCGTCAGCAGGAAGGCGAAATCGCAATCTGCATCCCATATTACAAATGTCACGACCCCCGTACCTATAACTATCTCTCAAAGAATGGAAAGAGTTGCCTGCTGGAAATGTTGAAAAACGATTTTAAGGTAGATCTCTGGGAGTATCTTCACGACATCGACCGATGTGGAAGTGAGCTCAATGGTCTGATCTATCAGTTTATGGAGCTCCGAGGAATCAAGGAGGATGGTACATCATCAGACACAATCAAGAAGATATACCAGCGCAAAAGGAATAGCTATAAAACAGCTTTGAACAGAAAAAAGAAGAAAAATATTCCGACTTGAAGCATGTATTTGTCCTAAGTATGATATTGTTTGATTTGTTTGATTATGAATTGTATATCTCTTCCCGGTGTCACAGCCATTAGCTATATGCCTTGCGGTAGCTTACCTGCGGACTTGATTTATCAAGCCCTGACAGGCTTTCCAGTCACCATATCCTCCAGCGCTACAGAAATCGCCCTGAAGTCAATACCTTCGTGCGAAGTAGAGGAATCACCTGATAACAACACACAGATTGAAAAGGCTAAGCTTTCTTTCACTACGCTCGATACGCTCCCCACGAGTACGCCTTTAGCATTCCTGATTACCACAGCATCGGGTAATCACTATATATTAGGTACACGCGAAAAACTATATCCGACAATAAAGGTTACCAAGAACACATCAAAGCCCGATGCTGAAGCCTCAGTTCACCGCTACGAGGTTTCAATTACCGCCCGCAAGGCTCTCATTCCCTACAATCTTTAAGCTTCGCAAAGAGAAATAGGAATATCCCCATCGATAGATAGGGATTTTCTTATGGTGTTTTCATAGAAATGTCATACCTTTGCATCAGAAATTTAAGATTCAAAATTGTAAAGGTTATGAAACAGATAGCATTTTCACTTAAGTCACTCATGGTGATAGGATTAGTTGGATGGAGTATGTCGAGCTTTGCACAGTCGTATAGAATCGACCGAGGTAGAGTATATTTCGAAAGAGAGTCGATGCCGTATGCCGATGCTCGTACGTTCGTGGATTTAGGTTGTGGTTATGCAAAAGACTGCGACAATGTATATCTCGACGGACGTGTCTTGGAATATGTCGACCCATCTTCTTTCCGTTTAAAACCGCACTCTAAATCGCACTTCCGCGACCACTATGATAGTTATGACCACGGCAGAAGGTACGATGACTATTATAAATCAGATCTCAACGTCTATTACGGAGATAAGAAAATCGACGCGTCTCCTAGTTCGTTCAAGGAGATTGGTGAGGGCTATGCCAAGGATGCATTTAATGTTTTCTATCATGGAAGAAAGATTGATGCTTCTGCCGGTAGTTTTAAGTTGTTGGAAGGAGGTTACGCCAAGGACGCCTTTGATGTGTTCTATTATGGTAAAAAGATAGAGGGCGCCTCTGCGGGTACGTTTAAATACACTGGCGACGGCTATGCCAAAGATGCATTTAATGATTACTATAGAGGAAGACGTCTTGAATAGAGTTCCTTTTATAAAGAATCTATAGAGAAAGCGAAGAGTAAATCTTCGCTTTTTCCGTCTTTTCCCCCTATATAAAAGGTAATTATCTTTGCGCCATAATCATTTGAATTATGGCATCCAACACAAAAACTAACACTTATCAGCTTCACCTGAAAGGTTTCGTCGGAGGATATGACTTCGATGCTGATTACGTTGACTACGTGCTCTCCAAGCATAAGGATACAGAGGTCAACGTTCTGATTGACTCTCTCGGTGGTCAGTCATCTACCGCCTTGAGTATTTTCTCGGCTTTCAAGCTCCATGGCAATGTGAATGTGCATTTCGTTGGAATGAACGCCTCGGCTGCAACAATCGCCAGCCTCGGCGCCAAGCACATCACAATGGATTCATCGGCCATGTACCTGGTTCATAAATGCAGCATAGGCTTCTTCGAGTGGGGCCAGCTCAACTCTGACGGCCTGCAGGCACTCATCGCCAATATCGAGCACCAGAAGGCTGACCTTGACAAGCTGGACGCAAACATCGCCCAGATGTATGCCACACGTTGCAAGAAAGAGCCCGAGGCCCTTCTAGCTTTGATGAAAGAAGGCGGTTGGCTCACAGCAAAGGAGGCACTGGAGTGGGGCTTTGTTGATGAGCTGACGGACTACGCTGATGAATCTGCTCCAGTCCTTACCGACACAATGGCCTGTGCAATGTCTGCTGCAGGAATTCCCATCCCGAATATGCCCACAATGCATCTCACCGCCCAGGAGCAGTCTGCATTCGCCAAGTTCCTTGGTGCATTGGGACAGTTATTCAGCAATCAGAAAATCCAATCCACAAATAATTCAACACAAACACCAATGAAAAAGATCTTCAAATCTATCTGTGCTATCCTGACTTGTGAGCACCTGATGAGCAATGAAGGCAAAATCACGCTTTCGGACGCTCAGATGGAGGACATCGAGTCTGCTATTAGCGCAGACAAACAGACCATCAGCGACCTCAACGCGCAGATTACCACTCTTAAGAGTGAAAAGCAGTCTCTGACTGATGCTAACACACAGCTGCAGGCAGAAGTGGCCACCTTGAAGCAGAAGCCCGGTGACACTACAGCCCACGTAGTTAACGACAAACATACCGATCAGCCCGCTGAGAAATCGGAGGCCGAACAGTATTTCGAGTCTCGTGCTAATGCTCAGTCGCTTTTTGACTCGCTCCCTTAATCTTCAACACAAGCAATCACTAAACTCTAAAAAATCCTATGGCAGGAAAACTTTCATTCACTCTCGAGGAGTATCAGGATGCGGCCCGTAAGTACCGCAAGGATCTCCTCATGCTGCCCATCATCGGTATTCAGGACACCCTGAAGTTTATGACAGGCCGTCCGGGCATCCGTTATAAGGAAAGTGTGGCAGCTCTCAATGGCAACGCACAGTTCGCCCCCTACAAGCCCGCACGTCGTTCAAATTTCAATCTGGAGATGGATTTCCGCACTTTGGAAACATTCTTCGGCTCTGTTGTTGCTCAGTTCGAGCCAAACAGCGCCATCAGCACCCTTCTTGGCGCCATCGGCGACACCAAGGGCGACGGACAGATACAGACACCTACTGCAAAGCACGTGCTGGCTCTCATTGCCAAATCGCTTTCTGAGAATCTGAACAACGCCATCTGGGCGGGTAAGCGCAATGCTTCTGGTGATACTACTCTGGATCTCTTCGATGGCTTCGATACCATCACCGCCCAGGAAATCACTGATGGAAAGATTTCTAAGGAGGAAGGCAATTATTTGAAGTTTACCGACGAAATCACCACTGCAAATGCCGTGGATATCGCCAAGGCCGTTCTCTTCTCTCTGGATCCTCATCTCCGCGCTCAGACCTGTTACATGTACTGTTCGCAGGACTTCGCTGACAAGTATAATGAGGGATATCTCCTGACACACTCTGGTATTAACTATAACAATCAGTACCAGCAGACAGCCGTTGAAGGCTCTAACGGTAAGCTGATTCTCTGTCCGTTGGCGAACAAGGCAGACTCGAAGTTCATTCACGTCTCACCCAAGATCAACATGCTCGTGGGCTACGACCAGATGGGCGACACCGAGACAGTCATGGTCAAGGAGTATGAGCCATTCATTCTCTCATATATTGCCACCATGTTCTTCGGCTGTCAGTTCGAGTCTATCGACAAGCGCCGCCTGAAGGTCATTGAGATTGCAGGTTCTAAGCCATCAAGTACCAATAACAGTGGTAACACTGGTGGCGGTGACTCTAATGGCGACTAAACATCGCTTTTACTTAAATTCGTTTCGAACTTTTTAATTTTCTGTATTCATAATTTTGAGTTTTGGGGAGCCAGTACTTGTGAAGGCTCTGGCTCCCATTTTAAACGCTTAATCCTAATAACTCTATGGCTGATTGCTCTTCAATACAAAAATCGCTTGCGTGGTGTCAAGGACGCCCCGAGCTACCTGGCGTAAAGCGCCGTATCTATTATATCTCTAAGTATGACATCGTAAAGTGGCCCACGCTCCAGCATGATGCCAACGGCCGTCTTACTTCTTCTTCGTATTCAGGCGACTTCACTCTGCGCGCCGATGTGAAGTGGAAATTCATCGATATCATCTCTGATAAGTCACAGCTGACATCTGAGGCTCAGGGCGAATATCCATCGCAGACACAGTTGAACAAACTGGTAGCCGTTCATCCTGGTGTCGAGGCTGATGCCACAGCTGCTGCAGCATACCTCAATAACAATGACAACGTGTTCCTTGTAGAGGATATGCGTGGTGCTGTACGTGTAGTCGGTTCAGATAAATGGCCAACAAAGACAACTGTTGCCCAGGATCTCGGTCAGGGCGCCACAGGTTCTACCTCTACCACCATCAATGTGGAAGCCACCGACGAATGCCCGGCTCCTTTCTATACAGGAAAGATTGTCACTGACGACGGAACATTTACACCTGATACAAACCCTAATTCGGCCACTGGCGGAGGCAGTAGCTCTGGCAGTGGCAGTAACAGTGGAAATAGTGGAAGTGGCTACGATTCTTCTGAGCCAATCTACGACAGTACCGTCGTAATCAACGGTCAGTCACGCACAGTCACCAAAGGCAGTACCATCAGTATAACAGGAAATCTGACTTCACTGAAGTTCACAGGTTCTAATATGTCATACCTCACGTATCAGGCTGGAAATGATATGGAGACGGAGATTGATATCAACGCTGCAGGTACAACTGCCACATGCTATGATACTATCACCGCTCCTAAGACGGTTAAGATTTACCGTGAGGAAGGCACTGGTGACAACAGAACAGACGTGCTCTGGTTCACTATTTCCCTGGCAGCTTCAAGCAGCTCTGACAGTGGAAACACTGGCAGCGGATCATCTTCTGCTCCCAAGCTAACCATCGTTCGCTCAGGCGACGGTGTATCGAACGTAAATGCCAATGGTAATCCCGTTAACTCAGGCTCTCAACTGCAACCTGGCACAGAGGTTAGCATCAGCATAACACCTGCTGCTGGTAAAGTACCTAATGCTTTACTAAACGGATATACGGTGGCACTGACAGCGAATAACGGCGTATATTCCGGCTCGTTCCAGATGCCGAGCACTAACGCTAACCTCGTCATCAACAGCGGTAGCACCAGCGGTGGCTCTGACATGAACTAGCCGTGCTTCATTCATAGCTGAAAACAGTTTGTTTCTATTATGAGTATGCGCACTCCAATAGATATGGGCGACCTGCTATCAGAGATAGAAGTCCCTGATATCGGGAGTGCGCAGCTTGCTTTGAAAGATATTCAGGCCAAGCGCGAGCAGGATATTTTTGCAGAACAGAAGCGCAAAGGATGGGATAAGACGGTGGAAGCGCGTTGCGACTTCACACCGCGCCCACGCCTGACACGCCGTTCTGGACTCTTCTTTCTTTCGTATTGGCAGAAGTCCGTCTATGGCCGTACTCTCACCGAAATCAAAGCCGATGATTCGATGGTTCCGTTCTTTGCCGGCACGATGAAATCATTTATTTCTGATATCATCGGTCCGGACCTCTCACGCGGCTCCTGGTGCATCATTACCACGCCGAAGCGTCGTCACCTGGTGAAGAACTTTGCCACTCGCATCTCCGAGCAGATTGCCCACCTCTTGAACATCCCGTTTTACGAGGATGTTTGTACCTGTAGGACAAAACAGCGAGTAGGGGCCATCTTCGATGTTCAACAAGTTCCAGATGAACAGAATATTATCTGCTTTGATGACTTTGTTACCACAGGACAGACACTTCAAGCAATGCTTCGAGCGTTAGAGTCGTACAACAAGAACTTGCTATTTTTCAGCGGGATAAACAACAAACTCTAAAGTATATTATAGAATTTTAGTTCACATTAATCCGTACAAAACATATTAAATGTATGAATCAAGATAATACTTTTACGAACACCCTGCAGGCCTGGATGAACACACCTGACAGTGAGAAGAATTGGGATGCCGGAGCCCTCATGCTGCTTCAGCTTTCGGGCAACCGTATCATGTACCATAATATTTCGGTTAATCCCAAGGGAAAAGCCGAATTCATCAAGGGTCAGCTGCAGAAATACCTCAATTTCCGCCTGCAGAAGCTCACCCATGACGAGGTGGAAGCTATGCAGGCAAGAGTCGATGAAATCGTCAAATCTGTGATTAAGCCAGATTTGGCTATTCCATCAGTAGTTGCTTCAGAATTAGTAGATAATAATTCTGTATCACCCAACAAATCAGCGGAATACGCAGACTTCAAAGCGGGTAAGCGCGCTGATCATGACTCACTTCCTGAGGAAGTTCAGGCACTCTATGTAGAGAATCTGGATATCGTTCATCGTATGCGTGAGCTGCATTTGAAGTTGCGCACACTGAGCCTAGATAACACTACCTGTCCAGATAGCGAACGATATCCTTTCCTGAAAGAAATTATCAATCTTGATAAGAAGCGCGTTTCGAACTGGGATATCTACGATCATTACATCATTGGTTCTTCTTCATCTGCTTCGGTTAATCCCGAGCCAGATGCGGTTAATCCTACTGATGAATCCGAAAAATCCAAGCCTAAAAAGGCAAAGACCTCAGCAAAGCGTACCACAAAGAAGACCGCTAAGAAAGAATGAAGCGTACCGCATCTATGGCTGACGTTGTGAAGCCGCTCGCCGAGTGTCCTTCACAAGCCTACCTCTCCAATGCCGTTCAGGTGGCTGACCTCCTTGAATGGATACTGGAGCAGGTAGGAAATGCCAAGGTGTGGCAAACTTCATTCTCCATCTCCGAGGAATTCCTACGCCGCCTGTTTTTCATAGAAAAGAGTGGGAGAGTCACCGAGTTTAATTTGGTTCTCGACCACAAAGCCACGAATAAAACACTGAAGCTCTGGTCATTCATGACGCAGGTCATCGAGCGTACTTATCTTACAGACAATCACTCAAAGATCCTGTTGGTACAGGCTGAGTCTGGTCAGACAGTCTCAGTCATTACCTCACAGAATCTGACACGTGGAAATCGTCACGAGTCAGCTTTCATCTCCACAGATCCGGCTATCTTCAATACCTTGCATACTCAGGTAAAAGACTTAATCGACAATCATTCTGTACCACTCCAGGATCTCTTCATCCAGCGCCAGACATAAAATAAAGGAGCCCCTTTTCACAAAGAGTCTCCCTCTGTTCTAAGTATTTGTAAAACAATCTATTATGATTTTGGGTGCAAATATAGAACATAATTCACAATAATCCAACTTTTTATATGAAAAAAATCGATTATACTGAAGAAATTCTTTCCCAAGTCGAGCAGTACGCCTCTATCTATCTGAAAATCTCAGATATAGCCGTACTATTCGATATCCCCGCCGAGCAGCTCCGCGAGGATATTGCCGATCGTTCTACAGAAGTCAGCAAACGCTACCATAAGGGGAAAGCTGCTTCAAAAGTGAAGCTGCTGCATCAGGAAATGCAGCTGGCTTATGTCGGTAGCCCCCTCGCGTTGGAAAACGCTCAGAAAAACCTCATGGATATGGAGGATGACGAGTAAATAACATTGTAATCCGTACCTTCTTTATGCCATTACCTAATATCGTCGATATTGCCCGTACGGACCTCTACACTCAGAAATCTGAGTTAGAGGAAAAGTACGCCATTCCCCAAGTCCTCCATATCCTTCGCCTTCGCGATATGGTCACTTGGTGCATCGCTAACCCAGACGCCAAGGATCGCCAGTTCGTTGATGAGATTATGCAGCGTTACGGCCTGAGCAAAGTCACTGCCTACGCTGACTTGAAAATCGTGAAGTCGCTGCTGCCTAACTTAAGTGAGGCCACACGCGACTTCCACCGTTGGCGCTATAACGAGATGATTCTCGAGACATACCAGATGGCTAAGAAGCGCAAGGATACAAAAACGATGGAGAAAGCGGCCACCTCTTATGCTAAGTACAACCGCATCGATGTCGAAGACGAGTCTGCAGTACCTTATCATATGATAGTAGTGCAGCCCTTCTTTCCTACCACAGATCCGCGTGTCGTTGGTATTAATCCCGTTCCCAATATCGACGAGCGTATCAAGAAGCTTACCAAGGAACTGGGCGCTTCTAATCCTGATACGCTCAATATCGAGTACGAGGAAGCCGACATGAATTTCGAGGAGATTTTCGACGAAAAGCCCCAAGAATAGCAATTTTTCCCTTTTCTACTTGCATTTTTCGAAAGAAAACTCTATATTTGCCAACAAAAGAAAGATGTAATATATGATATACATATTTGGAATAGTATTCTTTATAGGTATAGTGCTTGCAATAATTAGAGCCGAGCCTGAGGAAAAGAAGCCACGAAAGCGCAAGAAAAAGAACTGGTGGTTTCAGAATCACAATTGGCGCGGTCCACTTCCGCCACCAATGATATAGCGTAAGTGTCTTTCTAATACCGATACGTAATACTTACCTTTGCCTCAAAAGCAAAGGTATTATTATGTCCACACAATCCCCCAATACAAACCCTGAACTCCTGAAGCAATGGGACAATGAAGCCCGTAAGCACGAAAAGCGCGTGTACTTCAACAAGCCCCAGCTGATGGCACAGTACATCGGTGCCAAGACAACCGTCATTGTCGCTGGCCGTCGTACTGGAAAAACCGACTCCATAGCTTCGCCATTCGTCTTAAGGAATATGCAAAGAATGCCCGGTTCCACTGGGGGAATTGTGGTTCCAACATTCAAACACGGCCTGACAAACACCATTCCTGGTCTGCTTGCAGCATGGAAGCGCTGGGGATATCTTAACGGTATTCACTACGTCGTTGGTCGCAAGCCCCCGAAGTCCTTTGCCAAGCCTATTACAGAGCCAGCCGATTACGAACATGTCATCACGTTCTACAACGGCTCCATAGCAGTCATTATCTCTCAGGACCGTCCTGGCAGCTCGAACTCCTTGACGTTAAGTTGGCTACTGATTGACGAAGCCAAGTTCATTGATTACAACAGACTGAAGGATGAGACACTTCCCGCTAACGGCGGTATTCGCTCGTACTTCGGCCATCATTCATTCAACCATGCTATGATGGTCCTCTCCGATATGCCACAAACACAGAAAGGCTCCTGGTTCTTGCATTATCGGGAGAAGATGGATCCAGAACTGATTGCCACCATTCAGGGCACCATCTATAAGATTTGGGAGACAAAGGAGCGTATCGCCCGTCTGAAAGAGCAGCACCAGCCCATTCCTCAGTACCTGAAAGGGTATTTGAAATGGTTGGACCAGTCGCTCAACAAGTTCCGCTCAGTGGCGGTGTACTATAAGGAGTACAGCACCATTGAGAATCTTCAGCTCCTGGGCGAAGAGTATCTGCGTCAGATGAAACGTGACTTGACACCCAAGACCTTTCAGACATCCATCCTTTGCCAGCGTATCGGCATCACACACGACGGATTTTACTCCTCGATGCAGGAGCATCACAAGTATGATGCCTCGAACTTTGCTTACCTCGACGAGCTCGGTTACGACAAGATCCTTAAAGAGACGTCACAGCAGAACTACGACATCAAGGCAGCTTCGCAGTTCAGCACCCTCGGCAGCTGTATAGACAGCCGCGCCGATGAAGACGTGAATCCTCTGGCCCCGATTTACATCGGCATGGACTACAATGCCAATATCAACTGGATTGTTGCCGGCCAGCCATCTGGCTCCCGCCTGAATATTCTCAAATCCTTCTACGTCAAGTTCGAGCGTAAGATTCCCGCCTTGGTCGATGATTTCTGCGCGTACTACGCTTATCACCAGAACAAAACGGTTATTTTCTACTACGATGCCACCGCCCTCGGCTCGAACTATGCCGTGAATGACCAGGACTTCCGCTACGTCGTCGTCCATGAATTTGAGCGCCACGGGTGGCAGGTACAGGATGTGTACCTAGGCAACCCTATGCGCCACGATGAGAAATACCTGCTCATTAATCAGGGCTTCGCTGGTAAGCAGCGCCTCATGCCGTTCTTCAATCGTCAGAACAACGACGATCTCATACTGGCAATCCAGTCGGCTGGGGTAGAGCGGGGTAGATTGGGCTTCCGCAAGAACAAGTCTATGGAGAAGCAGCCCGAGTCTGAAGAGGACCTGCTTGAGCATCGAACCGACGGCACCGATGCTTTTGATACCCTGTACATCGGTTGTGAGAAGTTCCCTCAGCACGATGTCTATCCAATCGCTCTAGGTGGCGTTTTATAGCTAAATTTGAGGCAAACTTTCCACCTAATGAAAAGTTATGGAAAAAATGTGCCTGTAGAGTTAGATTTTCACTAAAACTTGCTTATTTATGCATCTTTTTACTTACTTTTGTGTCCCCAATAAAAGTTGGAACTCATTAGAATTTATCAAAAAAAAGATGGCAAACACAAAACATTCTACTGCGCGTGAGATTATTATCGATCGCCTACTACGCAAACGACGCGGTTATTCCGTGTATGAGATTTTGGATATCGTTAATGAATCCCTCAATTTTGAGGGTTTTGGTCCCGTTTCTATCACTACTATTCGTAGGGACCTCGACACAATCAGGTTTCGTTACAAGCAAAAATTGGAGGCAAAAAAGAAAAGCCACAATATTTACTTCCGCTATGAAGACCCTGATAATACAATATTCAACAACGTACTAACTTTCGGCGAAATCCAACAAATTCAGACAGCACTTCTGGCTATTCGCTTCAGCGACGAGCTCCAGGGCACCCTTATGTATAAGGAACTTTCTAAGCGCCTCGCTGACATGTTCGATCTCGACCCTGGTAGCGACCCTGTTGTACTCTACAAGAACATTCCTTCTACTGCAGAATGCAAGCGCTACCGTGATCTTTATGAGTTTATCCGCACCAAGACGCCCATTTCCATCACCTACTATCCTAGCATTGACGAGAAACGGCGTGAGTCCACCATCCACCCTTATTTCATCTTGAAGGATAATTCCAGATATTATCTTCTTGGCCATGACTCTGACAACAATACTTCCGTCAAAATTCCAATCTCTAACATTATCCGAATGTCTGCAGCTGACGGCGTCTCCTTTATCCCCAACAAGGATTTCCCCCTGAAGGATTTCTACACCAAACATATACGCATTGATTAACGAATTAAATATCAAGTCCTGCTATCTTAAGTGTTTATGCTTATTGATAGCAGGACTTTTTAAAATAATATTAGTTTCCTTTGGCGCTTTCAAATATTTGCTTTATCTTTGTTGCCGAAAATAAAGATCATAAACAGGTAGATATGGGAATAAGTTTAAACGGGAAAGGGTTTCCTGATAGCCTTTTAAGCTTTTTGCTTAAGATTAACGCAACATGTGGTCGCCAATTGGTTGCATTAATCTTTGGAGCATTACTGTTCAGTTTTGTCAGCTGCAACAAAGATGAACAGCTCAACCTCATGCCCCAATACTATCAGGAGAGCCAAGGCCTCATAAATACCGACGTTGACAGTATCAATCGCTTCTGTAGTAAGTTCCAGGGGTATTTAAAGAAAAGCCCCGAATCTACATTAGACACGCTATATAATCCCACGGTCAAGAACCTTCACGATGCTTACAAAGAATTCGGAATCGAGCTTCTTTCTTTCGGAATCAACGTCTGCATCACCATCGATTACCGCTGGGAAGGTGACACCATAATATATTTTTAGAAATAAGTATATGTACACAGCAAATATGACTCCTGAAGAAATCGACCACGAATCAAAGGCCGATCTAGAAAATATCCTTGCCAAAAGAGATTATAAAAAAATAGAGTTCCGTAGAAAAGTTCTTAAGGCAAAACAATTTCCTGTCACAATGAGATATGAACAGCGAACAGTTAGAAAGAATCGCTGGTTTATAACAATGTTGGCTCTGTCCAAGAAAAATATTAATCAACCACTTACAAGTATATACTGCATTCACGAATCATCTAATGGAAAATTTGTCTATGAACTTAGTCAAGACGACCGGGACAATGTACAAACAATAGTCTACAAACCTCATTTTTTTAGTCGCTATAAGGAGCGTATGGGCATTGAAGAATGCAGTGAGGCAGTAATTCACAAATTGATGAATAGAGTCGGTCCAATGACAGTTAAGTTCCACTCTTTAGAGAATGGCAACGAAGGTATTGTGGTAGCATTGGAAGAAGGGCTAGGGTTTGGTGAATCATATAGATTCCGAACTGTTCATTTGATTCGCACTTATGTTAGTAAGGAAATGCTTTTTAATGACCAAATCGAACATTTCGACAATGGTGAATCTATTCGAAATTATGATATAAAGCAAATGAAGAAGGATTGGGGCATCAGGGAAAAGTTTGATTTGTCTGAGAAAAAAAATGAGGTTAAAGCTAAGTTTTATGATATGAAACTCAATTTTGCAAAACTTCGTACTTTAGCTCCAGAGATCTATAATGAAGAATTAGAAAGATCCGTTTCTGAATTATATTCTGTATTCGACTTTATAATTGAAGAATTCCAAAAAGAAGGTTCGTCTAAAGAATAATCTTTACGACAATCATACTATTTCCCAGCTTTCACTACTGTCAGCTGGGAAATTTTGAATTTATCGAATCCATGCGCAAGAAGAGTGTCTAAGTTTTCATTAAGTTGGCTACATATTTCTTTTGCAGTATCTTTGTTCATCACAATGGAGTCTTCTTTTGAAAATCCTACTACTACACTTAGTACATTCGATGCATTTTCCAACTTATCCAGTCCTTTGTAATACAGTCGTACATTGGGATCATCAACGAGTCGAGTATATATACAATAACGTTCCTTATTACCTAATCCAATCATCATATTTCAACTTCATTGCTCTACAGATTGCTTCAATGTCATTTTGAGTGGCAGCTACCCGTCTTTCCTCTACTGCAATAAGATGCCTAAGCTCAATACCTGTTTTATAGGCAAAACCTTTCCTGGTATAAAGCCTACTTGTTCTGAGTTTGGTAATTGATAAAGCTATATCCATAATTATAATTATTAAATATACCTTTGGCAAGGCGGCGAGAGTGATCGTACAGGGGCACTCACTGAAGACCTCGCGGATTTACAACAGTCATTATTGCCAAGAATCGTGCAGCTCGCAGCACTTGCCAATTAAACAGACGGAGGAATTAGCTTTTCGTAAGGACAGCCAGTTCTGTGCGCACATTTGGCCGACGAAGTTCGTGCAGAATCCCTTGTTCCGAATGAGTCAGGTTTTCGGCTGCAAAGTTAAGTAGAAAGTTTCATTCTCACAACCGTCTAAAGATAGCATTTTTGAATTTACACCTATAATCTATTTAAAAAAAACTAAATGCTTGCATATTCCAAATAATTCCATTAATTTTGCAGAGATTAAAAGTTATGGATGAAAGAACGAAGAGAAATGCAGCATTATACATGCTGATTAAGTTTGTCGATGAGAACAATGGGAGTATCACCGTAAACACAGACAAAGTTAAACGCGTGTTCAACGATTCCGAAGACATTGTTCGAATTGAGTACGCATCTGGTGAGATAGCACTGCTTGCAGATGCTGACTTCCAAACAATGGACGATGCCATTCACAAATGGCAGTCAAGTAATTAATAATAAAAGAGAAGAGTAAAATGTAAAAAGCAAAAGAGAAACTGAGTCAATAGAACATCCTTGAGAAGACTGAGATACCAGAATTAGGACCTCTGCAAACACATCAGTCAGACGAGGCAACGGATGTTCGCGCTCTATATAAGGGCGTGGACTTAAATGGTTGTTGTCTTGATGTAGGCAGTCCTAAGCCTTGGTATCGCATCACCATTCCACGCCCTTCATTCCTAAAAAATGAGGGGCTTTCTATTTCTCCGTGCATAATAAACTGATTTAAGATGGCAATACCGAAATTTCAAGATTTTCTCTTTCCATTCCTTACGCTGCTTAAGGATTCAGATAAGAGTAACAAAGAGATTAAGGACAATCTTATCAAACACTTCAGTCTAACAGATGAAGATTGTTTGATAAAGACAAAAGGTGGAGTGGCATTCCAGGTTGACGACCGTATTGGATGGTGCCGTCAATGGTTACGCCGAGCTTTGTTTATAGAGATACCCCAAAAAGGTATATATCGAATTACTCAGAGAGGTCTCGATTATTTAAAGTCACACTCTGATCTCCGAGAATCTGACTTAATGGAGTATCCTGAATATGCAGAATATGCAAAGCCTTCGCTATACAAAAGTATAACATCTAAGTCGGATTCTGAAGCTAAGTCTGAAGAATTAACTCCAACAGAACAGCTGGAGTCTGCTATTAAGGTGATAAACGACGATCTCTCTGCAGATATTCTACAAAAAGCACGTGAAATGTCACCTGCGAAATTCGAGCAGTTAGTTCTTGATTTACTCCTAGCGATGGGATATGGCGGAAGTAACAAGGATTTAGCAAAGGTTACCCCAATAAGTCATGATAATGGTGTTGATGGCATCATACCTGAAGATGCTCTTGGATTAGACAAAATCTATATCCAGGCCAAGCGATATAAAGAAGGCATACCTGTTCACAAACCCGAGATTCAGCAATTTATCGGAGCTCTTAATGAACAAAAAGCCTCTAAGGGAGTATTTGTTACCACAAGTACTTTTACACAGGGTGCAAGAGAATCAGTTAATAACGCAACGAGCAAAATCGTCTTAATCGACGGAAAAGCTCTTGCACAGTATATGATTGAATTTAACGTAGGTGTCAGCACTCGAAAGACTTATGAAGTCAAAAGACTTGATACCGACTATTTTGAAGAATAATAAATAATGTTAGGATTATCTTTATTTTCAAGTGCAGGAGTTGGAGAAGCATTTCTTTCAGATATTGGACTAGATATTATTGTTGCCAATGAGCTAATTGAGAAAAGAGCAAACTTGCATAATTCTTTATACCCTAATTGCAAAACAATATGTGGCGACATAAGAGATGATAAAGTTTTCAGTGAAATTATCAGATCAGCTAAAGGGATTGAATTCCTTCTTGCATCTCCTCCTTGTCAAGGCATGAGTATAGCTGGGAAAAATCGTCATCAAGAGTCAATGATACAAGATTCTAGAAATTTTCTAATCGATTATGTTTTTGAATCTATTGAATTATTGAAGCCCAAATATATACTTATAGAAAATGTTAAACAATTGTTGGATATAAAACTTCCTTTTAAAGGGGAGTTGCATAAAGTTGTCGATATACTCAAAATCAAATTTGGAAAAGATTATTGTATAGATGCAAAGACCGTAGATGCGTCAGATTATGGTGTTCCTCAGACAAGAATAAGGGCAATCATAAAGATGTTTCCAAAAGAATCTTTCTGGCCTTGGCCTGAACATGTACAAAATAAAAAAACTGTTAGAGATACAATTGGGCATTTACCATCGTTAGAGGCAGGAGAAGTCTCAGACATTAAATGGCATTACGCAAGGCCCCATTCAGAGAACAATATTCTTTGTATGAAGCATACTCCAACAGGATGCTCTGCTTTTGCTAATCCAATATATTATCCTAAGAAAAAAGATGGATCAAGAGTAAAAGGTTACGAATCCTCATATCGAAGAATTAAATGGGATGAGCCCGCGCCAACTATTACTATTAGAAATGATTGTATAGCATCGCAAAGAAATGTTCATCCTGGTCGTCTTTTACCTGATGGTACATATAGCGATGCCCGAGTGTTGACTCCTTTGGAGCTTATGTTGCTAAATTCTTTACCAGCAAACTGGGCTATACCTGATGATACTCCAGAAATATTAATTAGACAAGTCATAGGTGAATCAATTCCACCTCTCATGTTAAAAGAAATTATTAAAGAAATTCCAAGTCTCAAATGAAAGCGATATCATTATTTTGTAGTGCTGGCATAGGTGAGTTAAGATTACCTAAAGATAAGATAGATTTTGTTCTTGCTAATGAATTATTAGAGAAAAGAGCAAAATGCTACAGCTTTTGGTATCCTAATACTAAAATGCTCAATGGTGATATTACAAATCCAGAAATTAAGAAAGCAATAATATCAACAGCAATTGAGAAAAATGTAAAGTTGTTATTAGCAACACCACCATGTCAAGGTCTTAGTACGTTAGGAAAAAATAAAGTGCAAGATGATTATGTAAACGATAGAAGAAATTTTCTTGTTCTAGAAGTGCTTGATATTATTGACTCGTGCGATTTTGATTACATATTAATTGAGAATGTTCCAAAATTTGCTGAAATGTATTTCCCTTTTGAAGATGGATTCTATAGATTAGAAGAAATTCTAAACAAAAAGTATTCATCAACATACAATGTTGAGGTAAGAGTCCTCAATGCAAAAGATTATGGAATACCACAATCAAGACCAAGAGCGATAACAAAAATATATAAAAAAGGATTAAAATGGGGATGGCCAAATGTACAAAAGGAAATTACTCTACAGCAGGCTATTGGGCATTTACCTTCATTAGAAGCTGGTCAAGATTCTGGTATTAAATGGCATAAGGCAAAGCCTGAAGTTGAGAGGCTGGTGTTAGCAATGAAACATACGCCACAAGGTAAAAGTGCGATACAAAATCCAATTTATTACCCTAAAAAAGCAGATGGTACCAGGATTAAAGGATTTCATAATACATTTAAAAGAATGGTCTGGGATCAACCGTGCCCAGCTAGAACAACATATAGTGGAAGTCTAAGTTCTCACAACAATGTTCACCCTGGACATTTGTTACCTGATGGTACATATAGTGATGCCAGAGTTTTAACTTTATTAGAAACATTTATTGTATCCTCTATTCCAGAGAATATCAATTTTCCATCAGATGCAACAGATAACTTTATCAGAACAATAATAGGCGAGGCTATTCCGCCAAAACTTTTAGAGGAAATCATTAACAAAATTGGAAAGGAGTAATACTTATGGCAATTCAAGTGGATAGAGAAAAGTGGATTCTTTATAAGCATACGAACAGTTATGAAATGATAAAGGCAGTGGCATTGGATGTTAAAAACCAATGTGGGACAAATGTAAGCGAAATTGAAAGGCACAGAATGCAACAAAGGCTCGCTGCTCTGAACTTCTATAAAGCCAGAAATCCAAAAATGAAGTTGGATTCCATTAATCATCGCATTAATACCTTGGAGTTCTTTATGTTCGGTTATGAGAGTAATTTGAATGATTCTAAAAGGTTTATATTTAGTCCACTTGGTAATTTGTTTTTAAACTATATAGAAGACGAGGAAAAGCTAAGAAAGATATTTACTACAATGCTATTTGCTATACAATTTCAACACTATGCAAATGGTACTCCTGCTAATTTCCAGCTTTATCCATTTCGATTGATTTTCAAACTATTATTAGATCCAAGGCTCAATGGCAAATTATATTTCGCAGAATATGCCTATTGCATAGCTGAAATACAAAACATTGATCAATCAAATTATGAAAACCTTGTTAAAGAAATAATTAAGTTCAGATCATTTCCAAAAGAGAAAATTAGAGAGTTAATGAAAGAAGATGAACATTATTATGTAACTTGTGTTTATGAATGGCAATACTATATTACCAATTTATTAGAAGAGGCTCAAATATTTAGCAGAACTGAAGGTAATGAAATTTGTAGATTATATCATCCCCAAAAACCAAATTCAAAGAGCGCTCCTACAGGCAGGAAATTAAATGACGGTTTTGTTTCAATCGCTGATGGCTTAGCGACTTTTATCGCTAAGCTCTTAAATACATATTCTTGTTTTGCAGCTCCATTAGCCTTAGATGACCCTGAAAGAATGACGATGGATATTGTAAAAGAAATATATTCTTTTTATCCAAATATTCTTACGTCAGAAATAGGAGAGGAAGATGAATTGCAGCAACAGTTATTGCGCCTGCCACAAATGATAGAAGAATACGCTAATAACGAAGAAGGAGAGACTGCATATCTATTTGAAGATATACTAAAAGAAGGTTTCGACATGTTTTATGATGTCGAAGCACATAAAATTGGTGGGGCTGGACATACTGATATTGAGTGTTTGTATTTCACACGCAAGAAAACATTTGCTGTAGAAGCAAAGTCAACTAAAAATAAATTAGGAATAATAAATGCTGGTCGTTTAAAAGCGCACAGAGAAGAAATTGGAGCATCATATACGATAGTTATTACTCCTAGATATGTACCCGCTGTAAAAAAAGATATAAAAGGGCAAAACATAGTCATTCTTTTGGCTAATACGTTTAGTGAATATTTGTATAATCATATTTATCATGATATTAGAGAAATTCTTTATGAAGATTTTGATGATATAATTATAAATCACTTAGGTGAAGATATTAGTAAATACATATCAGATAAAACTATCGAGAAATTTTCTGCACATTCATGACTTGATAATATTTCATTGCATTTAAATTATTCGTATTTTCCCAAATCATAGAACTAATAGGAGAAAAAATGTTAGGAGCAATTATCGGAGATATAGTAGGTAGTCGCTGGGAGTTTAGCCCCACGAACAACTACAATTTCGAGTGGCTGTCAGAGGAGAACGGCTTTACGGACGACACCATCTGTACACTCGCTGTAGCCGATGCCTTGCTGATGAATCGTGACTTTGGCGAGAGTATCCATAATTGGTGCCGCCGCTATCCGAATCCCAAAGGAGGTTACGGAGGTCGCTTTGCCCAATGGGTTCATAGCGACGTTCCGCAGCCATACAATAGTTATGGCAACGGCTCTGCTATGCGCGTATCTCCAGTAGCACATTGGTATAAGTACATCGACGAGGTTCTTGATGCCGCTGCCGCCACAGCCCTCCCTTCTCATAATCATGATGAGGGTATTAAAGGGGCTCAGACAGTAGCTCTGGCAATCTTCAGGGCACTGCAGTTTGGCACTCAAGCACCAAATCATATTGGCGAAATCCTTGAAGAATGTGTCCAGTTCTCTGGCTATGACATCAACATCAATAAAACTGATGTTATCAATCGGTTCGATGAAACATGCCAGGGTACTGTCCCTGTTGCTCTTTGGATAATAGGCATCAGCAATAGCTTTGAGGATGCAGTTCGTAAGGCAGTAAGCCTCGGTGCAGATGCCGACACTTTGGGTGCCATCGTTGGCAGTATCGCTGAAGCGATTTGGGGTATACCTCTTGATATCAGGAAAAGCATAAAAAGCTTTCTTCCAGAAGAGATGAATGATATCATGATTGAATTTTACGAAATGATAAATAGATAGGAAATGGATTATACATACAAATACCCACGTCCCGCTGTCACAGCTGACTGTGTAGTAATGACTAACGAACCACTCCCGAAGTTCCTGCTCATCCAGAGAGGAACTGACCCATTCAAAGGTGCATGGGCATTCCCTGGTGGATTCATGAATATGGACGAGACGACAGAACAATGTGCAATCCGCGAGCTGGAAGAAGAGACTGGCTTAAAGGTAGCCACCGTTCATCAGATTGGCGCATATTCAAAGGTTGATCGCGACCCACGAGGACGTACAATCACAGTGGCATACCTTGCCATCATCAACTCTCCAGAGGAAGTTAAAGGGCAAGACGATGCAGCAAAAGCAGCTTGGTTCCCAATTACAGAATTACCGCCTCTCGCATTCGACCACTATGATATCATGCAAGATGCACTTAGGACTTATGCTACGAATATTGATATCAAATGAACTTACAATGAAACTATTCAAGCGAAATAAATTCTTTCACCAAGACCGCATCGCTATGCGGATTGCAGCTCGCTATGGGATGACTTATGAATACAAGTTAGCTCGCAGAAATCGTTTAAATCCAGTTGAAGCATTGGAAGACTGGGATTTGATTACTCCTAAAGACTATGCTTTATTCACTAACAAATAAGAACGTAATCCCTTCGCGGGTCAATTTAAAGCAAACACTATAGAGAACGGCAGGCCGAAAGACCCGCCGTTTATATTTGAGGTCAGTTCTCCTCTTCCTCAAAGAACTTTCCCTTTGGCATCGGTGCCCCTTCAGCCACGCAGCAGTTGTAGCGTTCGCGGCTACGGCGCTCACGGGCGAACATATCCTTGGTACCTTTCTCATCCTGAGTAAACTCCATGTGTTCTTCGATGGCAAACGACTGGGCCATCTCCTCCACATCAAGATTGTCGGTACCAATCAGCGTGAAGGTCCAGTTCTGTATCTTCAGCTTCTCGATAAGGGTACGCACCATCTTCAGAGTCCATTCCTCTGAACAGTTCTCATAGCCGTCTGTGATGATGGTCACAAGGACATGATCGCCATCTTCTACTTGGGCATTGATCTTTGAGATTCCCTTTCCGATAGCATCATAAAGAGGTGTGGCAGCACATGGATGATATGCTTTCCACTTCAAATCCGTTGTTTTGTCTGCAAGCGTATTGTCATAATGCAGTTTGGTGTGGTCGCTGTCAAAGGTTATCAGCGTTACGTACTGAATCTGGTTGGGGTACTTCTTCTGCATCATGCGAACAGTCTGCAGGGTTTCATTCATACCTGTGAAGGCCTGTTTGCGGATACACTCCATTGAACCGCTTTCGTCTACAATAATCAAGTTGTGGACTCTTGTTGGAATTAAATCTGTCATAGTTGTAAATTTTAAAGGGTGAATACTATTTTCGACATGTCTTTATCACTTTAAAGAAGATTTTCGAAAAAAGTTAAGTAGTATCACGATTTTTTTCGTATATTCGCCCCATAAAACAATAATATGACATATAGGCGACTATCAGACAAGGAGATTCTAAGGGGCTTCCGCAAGGGCGACGCCGACATTATCCGTACCTATTTTTACGGATATTGTGAGGTCGGCTATTACATTTTCGACCAGCGTTATCAGCTTCATGAGAAAGAGAACCTGGACTTCCTCTCACTTGCCCATCAGTATGCTATATTCCTGATGGAACATGATTGGAAGCCACTGGAGGACCATTCCCCAAACGTTTCCCTAAAGACCTGGCTTATCAACGGCTTTCGTTTCATAGTCCTCGATGCTCTGAAATGGTACCGCAAGGAATACGGCAGCATCACCTTTGAGGACTATCTCCAGTCATTCGATGTCTCGAGTAATCTCCGTCTGCAGTTTAATCATATGGTTGAAGATGTCTGCGACCATGTTCCTATGAGCCGTCAGGAGCGACTTATCATAGATATGATTCTCCTGCAGGGCTTCAAATCTAAGGATGTTGCCGCCCAGATGGGAATGACTCCTGCAGCCATATCACAGAAATACAAGAAAATCAAGGAAGACATCATCGTACCGTATTTCCGTCAATACTTTGATATGGACTTTGACATGCCTGAAATTATGCCGGACTTCGGCATAGTTGGCGAACCTATACTGGAAGAGGCAGCACCTTGTGCCGCACCTATGGATTTCATGAAAAGAAGAACTATGGAAGAAAAGCGTACTACTCCGGAGCATATTACTTCGCTCCAGCCAAACGAGATTTTCGTCTTCGGCTCAAACCTTCGCGGAATGCATGGCGGAGGTGCAGCATATGTTGCATATCGCCACTTCGGTGCCATCATGGGCCAAGGTGTCGGTCTGCAGGGGCAGAGTTATGCCATCCCCACTATGCAAGGTGGCATAGACACCATCCGTCCCTATGTCGGCGAATTTATCGACTTCGCCAAGCAGCATCAGAACTTGACATTCCTCGTCACCCGCATCGGTTGCGGCATCGCCGGCTTCACCGACGAAGAAATATCTCCTCTCTTCGAAAAAGCTCACAATATAAGTAACATTGTTTTACCATTGGGTTGGTAAATATCATTCAGGTATAAAAATAATTAGTACACATATGGTTATAACTCAGTATTCAGATATTTATAATGAAGATAAAACTCTTCGCCCATACCAAGAAAAGGCTAAAAAAGAAATTTTTGATTCATGGGACGAGTTTGATAACGTAATGTTCCAAATGCCTACTGGTACAGGTAAAACACGCCTATTCACCTCTATAATTAGAGACATCAACAACTATAGTTTAAAACAAAAGGAGCCTGTAAAGATTCTAATAATAGCTCATAGAACAGAGCTAATAGATCAGATTGATGAAAGTCTTAATAGATACCAGGTGCCACATAACGTGATAGCCGGAAGTAAAAAAAGAGATTATAGGTATCCTGTGAGTGTGGCATCTATACAGACAATAACCCATCCAAATAATTTAAAAGAAGCGAAAAAGCTAAAAGTTCAGTTTATCATTATCGATGAAGCTCATCATGCTTTAGCTGCCACGTATAAAAAACTATGGGATTTATTTCCAGAATCGAAAAAACTGGGTGTAACAGCAACACCATGGCGAATGAATCACCAAAGTTTTACAGATCTTTTTGATACTCTTGTGTTGTCAATGCCGATAAAAGAATTTATTAAACAGGGTTATTTGGCTCCATATAAGTATTATTCTCTTAAAAGTGATAGTGATATTCAAAGTGTCATTGACGATATCGAGTTAGACAAATTCGGAGAGTATAAGGAGTCGTCTTTGGAAGAAAAGATGGATATCGGTTCGATACGTGCACAGCTGTTGAATTCATATCTTTCGTTGGCTGAAGGTAAAAAAGGAATCATATATGCCATCAATATCGTACATGCCAAACACATCTGTGACGAATACCAAAAAGCAGGTTATGTAGCAGTAAGTATAGATAGCAAAACTCCTGCTGCAGAGAGAAAAAATCTTGTAAATAAGTTTAAAAAAGGAGATATTGACATCATTATAAATGTTGATATATTCTCAGAGGGTTTCGACTGTCCTGATATAGAATTCATTCAATTAGCGCGACCAACAAGATCACTTGTAAAATATCTACAACAAGTAGGAAGAGGCTTAAGGCCTACCAAAGATAAGGAAAATTGCATAATTCTGGATAATGTCGGTATGTATTCTCGATTTGGATTACCAAATGCCCGTAGACATTGGAAACATCATTTTCTTGGAAAAAAAATAGATGAAGTCCAAAATAGAGCCTTATCAAAGGGGGATGGTAAGCCTAGAATCGTAGATTTTTCTGAAGGGACAGAAGATATGGAGTTGATTCAAGATTTAGATGCTGCTGCAGAAACTAATTCCAAAGAAGAGTTTTCTTATGTAGATGATTTCTTTCCTATATTTGGAGTTATGTTAGGAAAAACTACTTCAGAACAAGCACATGAATTGGGATACCCTGATGAAGTTGATGAAGATACTGGAGAAGTGTTTTGCAATGTAGATAATATCCATTTTATATATTTGGGTAATATACTACATGAAATCAGTTGGACAAGAGTTGATAGAGATTTTCCAAGTTTATGGAAATCTAAAGGGTTTTCATGGGAGATTTCATACGACGAATGGATTGATGTCTTCCTTCGCTTAGGATATAGAATTGAGCAACGTCCAGAAAAACTTCTAAACAATGGTCACATCACTCTAAGGGCATTTCTAGATGCACTTTCACCTGATGGACACCTCGAATTTAACCTATTCTTTTATTCTTGGAAAAATAGATTTCATACGTCATTACAAAATACCCTAAATACAGTATGGATTCATTATTATAATTCACCTATAGAAAAGTGGGGTGAGTCAGATAATGAAGAAGATGATGATAATGAAGGGAATCTTATTCAATCTTTAGAACGTCGCAATTTCGTATGCGATAATTTTATCTTCAAGATAAAACAAAATAAGCAGATTTTCGAGGCATATATACAAGACGACGAATATTTTATAATCAGTCAATTGCTGCTAGATTATAGTAGTAATGACATTCATCGTGTTAGAGTCGGTAAAATACCATGCAGCTCATGGATGTTTTGGCAAATGCTACGAGAGAAAATTGACAACTTAAAGTCAATTGTTCACTATGGGGAAAACTACACTGTGTTCCACTATAAAGTAATGTCTAAAGAAAACGTAGAAAAAGATAAATTCTTTGACTACAAAGGAAAGGAGATTGATAATCCGGAGATAGTTAGAGCCAAGTATGAGCAGGAATTAACAAAAGGGGAAATTACTGACTATCTAGATATCCCCGTATCCAAGGCATCATTTAAAGCTGTTTTAGAGGATGAAAAATATGTCATATATAAGGCTGTTAAAGGGAAAACAAAACTAATCGCCAGGATGTCGATTAACTGCGATTTATCAAAGGAGTATCCTATATCGGTATATCAAGTTAGGATAGGTAGCGAAATTTATATTCCACAAAATACAAAGCATAATAAAGATGTTCACTCCCAAATTGTTTGGACAGAAGATAATTCTATAATCGTTCGTAGTATTAAAAAAGGAAAAGCTTATTTGTTTAAGTATAATATTGATGGTAAACTGTTGAAAAAAGGAACTATCGCATCAGAAGCTTTAGAGGAAGTCATTCCATTCAAAGGGGAAGATATTGAAAAGCTGAAAAATGCATTTGACAAAAAATCTACCAGTTATAAGTATTTCTGGTTTATGTCCCTTATTCAGATTTACGAAGAAACTCAAGTTGAAAATATTTCATTAAGACAAATCTTAGTCAAGATGGTCGCAAATGCCTGGAAATATGTATTCATGTTAAACGGTCAATTCTCTCAATCTGATCAATTACCCAAATACTTAGTTAGTATCAAATCGATAACAAATTTGGATAGTAATTCTTTAGAACAAGAGGTTGAAGACAAACTAAATGAGGTCTTTGACACAAAGAATTTACAAGTTATATTAAATCCACTTTTAAAAAACGTTCCATATCGTTTTCTTTCGCCATGGATAAAATTTACTGATAATGAAAATGTCATGAATATATCCAGAAAGCAAGAATCCAGATGTCCATATGAATTATACAATGATCATGTGATTATTAAAAAATTATGGAGGGAAAACTTAATTGGTCTTTATGAAAGTATACACCTCTTTGTAGAATACAGTTTAGAAACATACCTAAAAATAGACCCAAATATAAAAGAGACTCGAGATTTTTATAATACAAGGTATATTTCATTAAACCAACTTTTGAAAGGAATAAAAAGAAGAAAAAGTTTGGAAGTAGTAAAACTATTCTTAGAAAAATACAAATTCAATTCCACAGGAGTCATTACACCTGTGGAAATAATGGAAATAATGCCAGAGTCTAGTTGTAACATTGATAGTGACGGACGTAAACGTGTCAATGTACCAGGAAATATGTGGTCACTAAAAGTATTAGATAAATTGTTATCAGGAGATAAACTAATTGACAAATATGATAACATTCAACTTTTTGATGAATGCGGCTTAGAGTCATATCTAAAAATGATTGATGCTAATAAAATTCAGGATATTTATAACACAAAATATATATCATTGACTAAACTATTAAAGGCGATAAAGGACAACAAAGATGAAAAAGTGGTTAAGATGTTCTTAGAAAAATTCAAATTCAGTTCTACTGGATCAATAAGGCCTGCGGAAATAATGGAGAAAATTCCAGAGTCAAATTGTATCATTGATAGTGATGGTCGTAAACGTGTCAATGTTCCAGGTAATATGTGGTCACTAAAATTACTGGATAAACTCTTGACCGGAACAAATTAAATAAATCTAACGTACCCCTCATTACCGCGAGGTCGTATCGTTTTGCCGACTATATGAGACTTTGAGTCGTGAGACTCTACTTTTAGCTTAAGGCGTGAGTATCGCTGACTTATTCTTAGGACTCTGTCTTTGAATTTCCTGCGAGGCTTCTTGACGCCGAATAATAAGCAAATGCTAAATTTACCCAAATTTTATTCTGAGGCGGTGGGCCGTGAGGTCCGCCGTTCTTTTGTTTCCTGTCCGCATCTTCAATCAGCTGATACAGAATCATTATCGGTTCTCCCGTACACCTCCCATTCTACATCTCTGTGTGTAGCCACCATCCATTGTTCATCTCACGCTTGAATGCCTTCACATCCACGAAAGAGGTATTTTGCTTTCCACTTCAACATTTTTGTTATCCTTACTTTGATACTTTATCGCCATAGCTCTAAAACTTATCTGTACTTCGATGTAATCTGCCAGTAAAGTAGGGTAGTGGCCACCTTCAGCTATTCCCTGTACCACAAGGTAAATAGGAAAATCAGCACACATACCTCGTACAACACTCACCACACCTTATACACAAAGGAAAGACAATGCAGATATAGCCCTAAATAGGATAGGGTAGCCAATAGCACTTGTTAGTACCTGCCGTTGGTTGGATGTTTGCTGAATCTGTGTCATTGACATTCTCTATACATGTTGGACTTCTCATGATAGCTACCTGTGAGGCCCTTTACTTATTTTTCCTTTGCAAATTTAGCGCAATCCCGTGCTCTGCAAGTACTGGTCACGAGTTCCCGATTCCTGCTCAAAAATCACAGCAGCCTTCCGCATTTTCTTCTTCACGTCAGGGCCTAAAGAAAATGGGGCATTCCGTTATTTTTGCTGGTAATTCCTTGCATTAAAGCACTTGCCGCTTGCTGCTCTTATATGCACGTAAAAATTACAAAAGCTCCTCGGAGCTTATCATTAACAAGAAGTCAAACATTAAAAAATAAAAATTATGACACAGAATGTACAAACATCAGTTTTTACCCACAGCAGATTGTATAACAAGCGTTATTATCTGGGCAATATCTACAATGTAGTTGTAAATTGCGAAGGTGGTGAGTATTACGAGTACGAGGTTGAAGCCGATACATTTGCTAAGGCTACAGAGATAGCAGAGAGCATGGCCAATGATCTGATGGCAGATATCACATATGTCGAAGTATATAAAGTTTAAGAATAAAGTATTTCAAAGATAAGTCTAACAATTTAAAAATATTAAAGTTATGGAAGCAAAAGTTATTATCATTTCAGTAGTGAAGTCTAACAAGAGTGAGAACAATGTTTGGATGGTGGCCATCACAGGTGAAGAACAAGGTAAGGCATACTGCAAGAGCCCCTACAAAGCCATGCGTTTCGCTTTTCTCCTGAAGAAGCAGACAGGATATAGCATCGAGGATGCATCCCTCAAGGCCCTCTCAGAGGAAATTGCAAAGCAGAAAGCTGAAGCTGCTGCTGCCGAGCCAGAGAAGCCTGCAGAGCAGGAGGCACAGCAGCCAGAGGCTGAAGAGAAGCCTAAGAAGCAGCGCAAGCCCCGCGCAAAGAAGGAGCCCAAAGTGGTTCAGATGGCTCCAGAGCCACAGCAAGAATTGATAGCATTCCTTTAAGGAGTGCTATCTTTTTCTGTACTAGAAAAAGTTGCTATATATTATCAAAAAAGGCTCGCTTCCCAGCGAACCTTTCCAGAAAAAAATTACTTAAAAAACTAAATTAATCAACCATAAACCTTAACCACTGCAAAGATATACATTTCTTTCGAAATTGATGTTTATTTTTCGTTATTTTTTGTTCATTCTACATTATTTAGCGCAGATTAAACAATGTTACACTTTTTTTAAACATCTTTTCGTGTCTTTTCCCCGCCCACCGCCCAATTGTACCTTTGCCAAAAAAAAGATATGTCCACCATTATCAACACTTCGTTTTCCTCTTTATGCCTCACAGCTGACTTACCTGAAGAGGTAGAGATTGAATCGCTCACACCGCAAGTCACCGTCACTATCACCATTGACGAGGTGGAAGTATTCTCCTCTCAGTACTATATCTACGGCTTGAAGGCATATGTACGTGACATCCGGTCTATCGTCGAGTCAGCTATGTTGCAAAAGAAGCTGGCCATCGCCTCGGTCGTCCTGACTGTCAAGGACTACGAGAACTTTACCTACACATCGGGTGTCATCAAGGTAGTATACAGTCATTTGAAATCACTTAAAGGCGCAGAACAAGCACTTTTGGGCGCTTTCCTCACTACACGCAAAAGTGCATTGCTATCACAAACATGCCCCTTTACGCTATACAACTATGCCCAGTCATATCAGCAGAGTTCAAACTATTGCGATATCTATTACAACATGCCATCAGTACAGTCGATGCTCAAATCAACAGTCACGTTCGGCAATAAACAGTCCGACACACCCAAAATCATCGCATCTGAGGCCAGTTATGCGCGGTTCCAGAATCTGTTGGCGCTTAGTGGCATTTACAACGCCACAATACATCGGGTCTTTTATAGAATAGGGGAGCGCGAGTTCAATATATATTTCTCACCCACCGCTCCATCTGATACATTCCAGTTCAAAGGTAATTTTAATCTTTGGGAAACGGTTTGCCTTTTCGGCGCTACTACTTCAAAAACGGAGATTGACCGTTCTGAAGCTATCTGTGGTAATAAGGTTGCTTATTACGACACTTCCGTCAAAGTCAAACACGAAGTGGAAACAGCACCACTTACACTATCCGAAGCACAGTTCCTTACTCAGCTTCTCTCTTCCCAGGAAATCACTCGAGAAGTTGCTGACGGAGTCTTCGCTCAAGTCTTAATTTCAGATACCTCATCAGAAGTATCAGATAATAATTCTAACCCCATCCGCTTGAAGTTCACCTGGACTTATGCGGAACAAAACGAGTTTCTCCCATGAATAGTATCCACATTACCACAGCCCGGCTGATTCTCAACCGTCCTGAGCCAGTCGATATCCGTCTATGGACGTCTAAAGGCGAGATCCAGGAGTGGCACCGCTGTATCTGTATCAAATACGACCACTACAAAGGCACACGCAAGTTCAAGCTGCTCGACTCCAATCAGATCCGCCAGACTCGCGAGTGCTGCATCTTCCAGCTCAACGGCATGGAAGTATTTATGTAGATGTTTGCTTAAAATGGAACATCATCAATAGGAGGATCAATAGGTGGCATTATGGGGTCTATAGGAGGATCATCATGAAATGGTGGCAATATGGGTTCTATATAAAACCTGCCGAATTCTTCATTATAAAAAATGAGATCATGGAATTGCGAGGCTTTTCGCTCTATTTCTTGTGAACTCGGATTTTCAAGTACGTTTGTCCTTGAAAAATTGTTTGCTTCTTCTATTTGCAAGCTATCATGCAAAATCGCATTTAAAAGTAAGTTTGTATATACAATCTGGTATTCATATTGTCTGATATCATCTTGTGTTTCAAACTTATCTGGTAAACTCAATTCTGGATCATGTAAAGCCTTTCTCGCTGCATCCAGAATCTCTTCTGTTACTTTCTGAGAATTATCAATATAGCGTAATAGCTCATTCATATAATCATTAGTGGGTAAGTTCTCGCGGTTTTCCAACCAAGCAAAATAGGGAGAAAAAACTATCGGTTCAATATCTGCTTTTTCAATAAGTTCGAGATAATCATACTGTTTATAAGGATTATCAGACACTAATTGTGCTTCACTGGCATCGATATTCCAAGACAGGCAATTAAGTGCTCCGCCATCTTTCACCGCCTCTATTGCGGAAACTCCCACCACTTTTGTATTAGGAAGAGCCTTCTGAATCTGCTCGATGGCCATCTCGTCTTCTGGTGTTCCCAATTGAGGAACTATAACCAAGTTTCCAATTTGCAGATAGTTGACGTAACACCAATTATCTTCATGCTTTTTCTTGACTGGATAGTGAAGCGGTATTACTTCAAACTTCTGTTCAAGTATGGTTTTAAATTGATGATAATAATCAGAATCAAAATCATCGTAGTTTGTGAGCAAAACCTTGTTATCGCCCAAATAATGGATTATACCGTCACTATGACCATATTTCTCACTTTTGTCCCAGGGCAGGAACATGATGTCACACTCAAAAGCATCGCGAAGCATCTCTTCTATATCTTCCCGGCTTAATTTTTTGTTTTCATGAAAAACCTTTTCGGTCATAACAATGGTATCGCCGCATTTGACCACATTTCCTCCATCTAATTTCAGGTTCAAATACTTAATACCGACCTTAGGCATCACTCGAATAAACATAGAAGCCAACTTCTTGGTGTTGGTGATGTATTTCTTTTTTTTCTGCAGATAATCTGGGTTATAGTCGTAAAACACCATTTTATCTGGTGCTATCTGTATAGGCATGAAATCCCTGCACCATATATCGTTAGTACAGGTCAGTAAGGCTGTATCCACATGATTATCACGAAGAACTTTTTGGAGTTCAGTCCAAAGCTTCGGGCACGTCTCGGGTATCCAAGACGAGAAATATACCTTATTGGTTTGAGAGTCAATTACCATATAATTACTACTATCGTTTGTCAGGTCGTGCGCTATAATAATTTCCTTTATAGTTTTTCCAAGAGTCTCTTTTTGTGTAGAAACAAAATTTCCATCCATCTTTATCTGCTTCTATGCCTTGCCTAATTGTTGACAATGGCTCAATATTCAATTCAGTTTCTTTATCGACAAGAATAGGAATGATAGAAGGTTTCTCAATTGAACTACTTTGGACGCAGCTGTTCAGCAATTCATCAGAACAGCACATAGGTCCTGTTATAAGGCTACCATCTTCCTTAACTATACTACGAATTAAAATGCCTCCAAAGTAGCCTTCTTTTTCATTGCTCTCAAAGCATATATCAATACCGCTTAAATGCCAGAATAAACTTCCTGCTGTTTTTGTCCTGGCATATGTGTCTTTATACTGGCCATCTTTAAAAATAGCATTTTGATAGTAAAATTCTATTTCAGCTAAAGAATACCTGTCTTTGCCAGCCAGGATATCTATCTGATTGAATAACGTTATTGCTAATCCTTCAAAGTACTTTTGAAGGTCTTTTTCAGTCTCAATCTTTTTGACTTCTTCAAGTTCATTCAAAAAGATTTTTACTTTATCTTTTCTATATTCAACCATAATAAAAAATATTTATAAAATGTTAATAACTAATATCAGCTAAGGTATAAAAAGAATTCGAGAATTCCAAATTTTTGGCCGTTTTTTTTCATCAATGCCCTAATTTTTGCTCAATTTCCATTTTTTTTCGTATCTTTGCACCCGGAACAAGCGGACTAAAAAAGTCGTCGCTGTTCCTGCTGCTCATGCATCTGTGCTTCTGCAGCATCTTATTGGTAAACGAAGCTGACGCGCTTCTGTCTTGCACACTCGAATCTGGAAAATTCAAACAAAGAACAAGACGGGGTACGACGGTTCACGTATATATTCGTGGGCTTGTCGTCTCATGTTCTTTTCTTTACGGCAATCCAGAGCCTGAGTGTGAAGACGTGGGATACGCAAGTCCACGTTCTTTTTGTACAAATCAAACTAGCCAGAAGCATCAGCAAAAAGATATTTTGTATTTGGGACCATACCACCTGAGAAGGCATGTATGATCCACAGTCTTTTTCTTTTAGAAATTGACTAAGCTATAAGTAAATTTTAATGAGTAAAGTGGCCAGCTTGTGAAAGCCAGCCACTTTTTTATTCTGCTTCAGGAATGTCGCTCCACTTTGTAGTGTAGCTTGGACTACGGAAGTCGTGCTTGATGCTGTCTCGGAAAACACTCGCTTTGCCAATGCCGTCTTTAGCCGTGTATTGTTGCGAGCCAAGCACGACAGTCTCACTACCATTGACTCGATTAATACGATCAATGGCTTCATCAAGCCTTCGCTTCTTCTCATACATCTCCGAATCGTAGTCGATGAAATTGGTCTGTACAGCCGAAGTAGGGCAGATGCCCATCACGATTACACCAGCACGCTTGTACTGATACCCTTGTCGGTATATCCTCTGGGTGCAGCGCAGAGCACATTGCACAATATCCTGTGTAGAATTGCTGGGAGTCAGCAGGCGTTCCTCAGCATAGTTCCAGTACTGTGGCAAGTCCTCTCGGAAGTGGTTTGTATCGATGAAAACACTCACAATCGCCGCTGCTGACTGTTGCTTGCGAAGCTTTTCTGCACAGTGGGCAGCAAAGTTGCTGATACTGGTGCGCAGCATCTCAAAGTCTGGCACCATTCCTGGGAAGCTTCTGCTGGTACAGATGCTTTTCTTCTTAGTCATGTCTTCCAGAAGAATGCAATCCTCGCCGTTGAGTTCACGCCAGGTGCGCTCTACCACAACGTTAAAGGTCGACCGAACCCAGCTTCTGCTGAGCGTTGCAAAATCATAGGCTGTTTTGATGCCCACAGCTTCAAGGCGCTTAGCATACTGTCGGCCAATGCCCCACACTTCGCTAATGGGATACAGTTCTAAGGCCTTGTCGCGTCTTGTCACATTGTTAATATAGCAACAATGATGAAATCCGGGATATTTCTTTGCATAATGACTGGCCATCTTTGCCAAGGTCTTAGAAGAGGCGATGCCGATGCTTACCGGCATACCCGTGCATTGTTTGATGCGCTGATGCATCTCCTCGCCCCATGCTTTCAGGTCGAGATGCTCCATACCTTTCAGCATACAGAAGCCTTCATCTATACTGTAACGATAGAATTCAGGCACCTCCTTTCGGATGAGCGACATCACTCTGTCGGTCATATCGATATACAGTTCGTAGTTCGACGAGAATACCGCTATTTCCTGTCCAGGAAAGAGGTCTTTTAGTTGGAAGTAGGGAGTTCCAGCTTTGATGCCCATTGCTTTTGCTTCGTTTGAGCGTGCAACAACACAGCCATCGTTGTTCGATAGTACAACGACGGGCTTTCCGTTGAGATCGGGCCTGAATACACGCTCGCAGCTCACGAAGCAATTATCACAATCTATAATGGCAAACAATAGCTATTCCTCCAGTCTCTAATGGTAAAAATTACTTTTCCCCAGACAGTAAACTCGTCTGATGAATCGATGATAAACGGTTTGAAATCCTTATTGGCTGGCACCAATCGGATAAAGCCCTGATCCTTAGTCGACGTATCCAGGTACTTCACCGTAAACCCACCGTTAACATACGCAGCCACGATATTGCCATGTACCATCTCTTCTGCTTTGTCTACCAGGCACAAGTCGCCATCGAAGATGCCGGCCTCTTTCATAGAATCGCCTTTCACACGCACATAGAAAGTACTTTCGGGGTGCTTGATAAAGTCGCGATTGAAATCCAGCCTGTCTGCAGGATAGTCACTGGTAATAGGGAATCCGGCTGCTATCGCATCGTACATCGGCAGCTCCAGCTCCGTAGATACATCTGCTTTTTGTATATCTGGTTCTTTCATTTTCTTCATTTTGCTGCAAAATTACAATTTTCTCACTAATTCCAAGAATTATTAGCCAAAATGTTTGTATTTCATTTATTCTTTGTACCTTTGCGTTTGGTTTTTGGCCATGGGCATTTTGCCCATACCTAGATTTTTTCATTCATACCCCTGTGAAGGGCAAGAATGAGTGAGTACAGGTTTTATTCCTGGCTCGGGTTAAATTATTAGTTGTAAATTATGGCTGGCTGTGAAGCTCGCCATTTTTTGTGTCTTTTTTCATCCCTAGTCATATTCATATCTTTGCCAGAAAAATCATCGATATGAATAATTTCGTTTCCTTCAACTCTGTTGAATCCATCCCGGACCTCAAAGCCAGCGCCGCATTCACAGTCAATAGCTCCGAAGTATTCAAAGAGCAGTCTGACATCATCCCACGCACTCTGGCCGAAGGCTACCAGTATATGCCGTGGGGCGCTGATAACGAGATGCCTTACCGCATTCTCGAGCTTATTGAGTCCGACGAGACACTATCCACCTGTCAGATCTTCAATGCTGAAGTCTGCTATGGTTCCGGCCTGGTCTATGACACATCCCAGGCCAGTGCTGCCACCAAGTCACAAGTCCAGGAGTTCCTGATGGATAACTCTCTGGCCTCGTATTTCCTCGGTGTCTGCCAGGATTTCAAGCATTTCGGTTTCTGTGTGTCTATCATCATCCTGAGTTCTGATGGTTCAAAAGTTGTACGTATTCTCCGCAAAGAGGCCTGCTACTGCCGTTTTGCCCCTGCAGACAAGTCTGGCAGCATTCCGTATATCCTGTATGCGAACTGGCGAAAGTCTATCTCCAGTAAGGACGAAGTCGAGAAGATAGAACTTCTGGATTTCCATTCTCCTTGGGCTGACCTGCAGGAACGTATGCAGTCAGCCAAAGGTAAGAAGCCCAAATCCAATACTCGAAAGTTCGCCATCGTCAGCCGTGTACCAACACCTGACAGCACGTATTATCCAATTCCTTACTATGGTTCACTTTTCAAGGGCAACTGGTACAATATCAAGCGTCTCATTGGTATGGCCAAGGAAGCTAAATTGAAAAATTCAGCGCCAATCAAGTATCACATCGAAATTGCCAATCGATTCTGGGACGGAATCTTCAAAGCCGAAGGAATTACCGACCGCAAGAAGCAGATGGATAGGGTAGTGGAGGAGAAGGAAAAAATCATCAACTTCCTGACGGGTATGGAAAACTCAGGTAAGGTTCTTTTCTCTACGTTCTACATCTCCCCCGATGGCCACGAACAACATGACGTAGTTATTAATAAGGTAGAAACGGAAAAAGAAGGTGGCGACTGGTCGACAGATATTATCGAAGCCGTCAACATGATGTGTTTTACGATGCGCGTTCATTCTAACCTCGTCGGCTCAGTACCAGGAAAGAGTCAGACAAACAATTCCGGTTCTGACAAGCGTGAGCTCTATACCATCGCCCAGGCCCTGCAGAAGCCATATCACGACCTTCTTTTCACCGTTCACCATATCATAATAAGGTTCAACGGTTGGGAAGGCGTTCATCCCGATTGTCCATTCATCATGCTTTCTACGCTTGATGAAAATAGAGATGCTAAGCTTGTTACACCGAATAAGACTGAAGAAGAATAATGAAACTGATTACCACCGACGAGCAGCTGCGCTTGCTCATACCAAACGTACTGGCCACCGCTGAGGGCGAGCCTACATTGATTGAAAAGCTTTACCCATATCTCGAATCGGCCGAGCAATGGGTATTAGACACTTTCGTTCCTGAAACAATTTTCGACGAGATTGCAGAAGCAGGCAGCTCAGGTCCTAACGAGCGTTTTCGTTACCCATTGGAAAAGCTCGTTGCCTGTCATGCCTATATGACAGCCATCCCTTCGCTTGATTTAGTCTTGACCCCTAATGGCTTCGGCATCGTCTCTAATCAAACCGTTGTTCCCGCTTCTCGTGAGCGCGTCGCCGCTCTGATCGCCTCTCTCGAGTCTCAGCGCGACGCCGCTATCGAAGCTCTCATCCTTCGTCTATCCAGTAGAACGGACTGGCAGCAAAGCGAACCAGGTAAATACTTCGCCGCCACAATGTTCCCGTTCCTGAGCCTCTGCCGCCGTCTCGCCATCCGCGAACATATCTGGGACTCGTACCAGCAGCTGCACGAACGTCTCATAAAGATTGAGTCCGTTCTTGCCGACACATACTTCTCTCACGAGCAGATGCAAGTCTTCCGCTCCCACGTATTCACCCAGCACCGCAGTGTATCACCCCTCGAAGAGCAGGTGATTAAATCCCTCCAGGCTTACGAGTTGGAGCTTCTAAACAACATCCAAGTTCACCCCCAATGTTATTACGATTTAATCACCATCATCCGTGAACACGAAGACATATTCCCCGCCTGGCACACCTCCGCAGTCGCCGCCCTCTACACTCCAAATGTCTTCAAAAACAAAGAAAAATCAGGTGGGTACTGGTTGTAGTAATGCTATTATATAAATCATCCGTTTGAAAAAAATATTTGTAAGTCATCAGGATATTCTCGAATTTTATAGTTCCATTAATGCCTTACAAATATTTTTCAAACTAAATATGAAATTCTTTATTATTTCTTAATATATTTTCCTTTTGTTACTACTTTATTCTTAAGAGGATTATTATATTTTCGTTTAACAGGTTTCATAGTGGTTTTAGGTAATGTATATGAAGGAGTTTTATCACCATTTACTAAATATTCTACACTTTTGCAAAAACTTTCGATGATTGTACCTGGTTTTGAATAATGCCAATCATCGTCTTTGCAATTCCATGAATCTATAACGTCACCATTATCGTCATAATATACAAATGAGAGAGATTTTAAACGATATATATCTATATCAACCAGTTCCGTTACTATATAATATGCATATCTATAAAAATTTGTATCTTCCATAGAATTGACAAGTCTTTCGCGCTCAGCAATTAAATTCTTAGGGACACATTTTTCGTGAGCTACATAATTACTATTTGTTTTTCTTACTGACGGACTTACATAAAATGTCATATCATCTGTCTCATCTACATATATCCAATCCTGCGCATATATAGTTAGTGATAAAAAAAGAGCTACTATTACAAATAAATATCTTTTCATATGATTAAAATTTAATTAAGACTAAATCCATTAAAAATCTGAGCAGCAACTGTTTCAAACAGATCGGTTTCTTCTTCTAACACAGAAAGAGCCATTACTGATATTATGTAGATATAATTTTTTGCATACAAAGTATATTCAATCTCAATACAGTGAACTGTTTGTCCTAATTCTGGATAGTTTTTTTTCATATCAATTCGTTTCTTTATGGCATGATAACCACATATTTGACTCTTAGCTGATTTAGTCCCCAGATAAGTCATACCATTCTTCTGAGCTTGTTGCCTGTGCATCATTTCTAGTTGTGGATGTTCTTGATCTGATACTAAATCCCATACGTCCCCTTTCAATCCTTCCGCCTTATTTGCGCCCAATTTTACTAAAATATGAGTATCATCATTTCGAACTTTAAACAGTGTTGACTCCGATAAGATAGGTCGTCCTATCCAATCTAATCCTTCAATAAGTTTCCATGTGATTTGATGTGTTTCGTTTGTATAAGTTGCTGTTATATTATTCCAACGCCCAGAGCTGGTCTGAGAATAAACAAATAAAGGCACTAAACCCAAAATAATAAATAGAATGTTTTTTTTCATATTATCTTTGCTTTACAGAATAATGAAATCCTTTAAAAATTCTTGCTATTTCATCCTTACAACCGTCCACATCGTGGAGTTCTAATGGCAGTTTTACTGCGATAGTTAGCATATATCCATTATTTATTACGATATATTCTTCGGCATATACTTCAACTGGATCTTTATATCGGCTATCCTTAAAATACTCTTTAAAAGTTGTTTTAATAGCATGTTGTCCCATTAAAATACACTTTTCAAGTGTTCTTTCATAGTTAATAATTCCACTTTTCTTTTCGTATGCTTTATCGACTTTCTCTACTAATAATTTGAATTTATCAAAAACATTCCAAAGATCATTGACTTTATCTGCCACATTTCCATTTACAAATACAATAAACGGATCTCCTTCAGCTCGAAAAATAGTATGTCTCTCGTTTCCTTCTACTTTTTCCCATTTATAATCTGAAGGCAAATTCCAGCCAAATCCATAAGTATAATTTGAATACTTATTATGAATTGCATCCCATTTTTCTAAATAATTATCATACGAATCAGAAGTGTTCGTTTGAGTCTTTGATAATATATATAATTTATCACCTTTTATGGAAATTTCGCCCAGTTTTTGAATAGCAGATTGTCCCAATAGAAGCGGTGTATTTTGTTTGTTTTGTACAACAGCTTTAACGTTCGAAATAACTATACTACCTATTTTGAGGGTTGAAAGATTAAGTTCTGTATGATCTACTATACGTCCATCTGCTGTTAGAGATTTTGATTTACCTGTAAAATCAGAAGCGGAAATAATCTTATTGTCTAACATCATTTCTGCTAAGGCCTGTGATAGGCTTACCATAGAGGCTCCAGTATCAAAAACCATTTTGACCTTTAGACCATTTATTTCACAAGGTATTTTGTATACACCCTGATCTTCTACCATTTGAATGACAGTCTGAGCGTGAACTGCCACTAATGATATTGAAAAAATTAAATATGCAAATAGTCTTCTCATACGATATTCAATATATATAGAATGAATCTTCTGCTATTTTCTTGTCTTTATACCATATCTCTATTTGATGCTCACCGGGTGTCCATGCCCCAGGTCCTTCTGAACCCCATCCCGACAAATAGTAGGAGTTTTTTCCTAGTTTACTCCTATCAAGATGATCTGTAAATGTAAACCCATTTTTAGATCCGTTTCCTAGTTCTAGTCTTCCGTTAGAGTATAATTTTATTCCGATTTCTACGTTTTCTCTGCGTAAAACATTTACATCAATACGAAATCCAATATAATAGCACTTATTTTTCACCAAAGGTTCATCATATGGAATAATGCAATTTCCATCTTTAAAAGATCCATAATGAAAACTTAAAACTTCAAATGGACACCCTGCATAATCTTTATATTTCTCTCTCCAAGGATTCTTTGAATATAATTCATATGCCATATTATAATATTTTTGAGCAGCTTTTATTTCACCTTGCTTATATAATGCTTCACAATAAACGTAATATACATAAGAATCTTGTGCACCGTAATCTATAGCTCTTTTGGCATATGATTTAACTTCTTTCCAATTTAAATCCTCCGCTTCAAGTATGGCCATGGCAGATAAAGCAACAGTATCTTTTGGATTCATTTCGATTGACTTTTCTGCTTCTTTACGCGCATCGGATGATTCACCATTCAAGGCCAATGCATATGCGAGCATACCTCTAACAGGAGATTTTGTTCCATTATGTTCTAATTCAAAACGATAAAAATCAATTGCTTTCGATAAAACTCCAGCTTTTTCATAAAATTTTCCTATTTCATTTATCAAGTTTATATCCGATAATGGTAACTGAGCAGCTTCATCTATTATTTTTATCTCTTCTTCAAGTTGTTTCTTATAATTGTATTCTTTTGTATTATATACAATTTTAGACATAGAAGCTACATTATCATCATTAGATATTAATTGAGAGCCCAAACAATAATATGGATCTCCAGATTTAGGTTTTACAATATAGTATTCATTTTTAGAAATTCTCTCAAAATTATCTATCTCTGAATCTGCATAATACGCAGTAATTGAAGGGATTTCACGGAAAAGATCATCTCTATTTTTAAAGAATCTAGCAGAGTCACATATTTCTTTGTTGTATCCCGGTGCCTCAAAAAGATATAAAGTATTTTTTCGTGATGAATATGCTTCACAAAATAATCTTCGTCCCAATTCATTATTCGGCAAATTTAAAGTATATTTCCATTTATCATTAAATGATGTTACATAATTTGGATATGAATTGAAATTTACGAAAATAACAAAAAAAGCAATCCCTAATAAAGCAGCAAGCATACAAGAGAAAACAACTTTCTTTTTCTTTGAAAGGTTTTGAAGATTATTACAAAGAGAAATCTTTTTTGATTCTGTATTACATTCAGCTCCAGAATTATCTCCAGGTTCCAAATTTTCGTTTTTATTATTTTTTTTCAAGTCATCAACAAAAGGTGCTTCAATCGTTGCCGATGATTCTGCAACAAGGTTACTAGTTGCTTTTGTAGAAGAAACAATATCTTCTTCAGTATTCTCAACCTCTTTGAATTCTTGTGTTTTGAGAGTATGTTTTGATGATAACATAGAATACCATCCAGAAACGCCATTCTTCTTAAAGCACATTGCGATAGCAAATATACCAAAATCTCTAATAAAAAAAATCAAATTTCTAATAAATTGCTCACTTATAGATACATCTGTACCCCAATTAAAAACAAATAATCTAATTATATATAAAAAAGTGAGAAAGATTAATCCATATGATTTTCTTGCAAATGTGAGGATACCTGATACTAAAATTAGGCAATTGATTATAATCATTACTATAATTAGCCAACAGTTATCCCCACCAAACAATGCGTATGAGGAATAAGCTGTAATGCAACTAGTAATTTCTCTTAATATAATAATCAATGATATCGCAAGAATAATCTTTGCGGCTAAATTAAAATCTCTATTACAACTTTCCATAAGCTCTTTAGTTATATCAACTTCTGTTTGCAAAGATACAAATAAAAATCAATTATATACCCCAAAAACTATTTTTTTCCATTTATATTTTGAAAAATATGCCATATTATTCTTTTCTTCATACAAAACTCAGTTGTCTTTTTTATAAATTAGTGGTTTCGTATCTTTGCATCATGAAATCATTTGATATCACACTCCCCACAAGTTGGGCCGAACTAACAGACGAGCAGCTGCTCATGGTCTATGGACTATTCGCACGCGACTTGTCTGCAGCAGAGGTCAAGTCCCTCTGCCTCATGAAGTGGAATCACTTAAAGGTGCTTGCCACTCTGCCGCGTCATCGTTTCCTAATAAAGCGAGGAAAAGAGCAGGTTGTGCTCAGAGTCAGGCAGATTCAGCAAGCCACCTCAGTTCTTGATTTTCTTGATTCATTCGCCCCAATGCCCATTCGTATCGCACGAATCGGCAAACACCGCGCTTTGCCAGCGGACTTCGAGAAGGTCCCGTTTGAGCAGTATCTGTATGTTGACAACCTGTTCCAGGGCTATCTCAACACACAGCAAGATGAACTATTGCTTCAGATGGCACAAATCCTTTATGGGAGCGACCATGTGAAGCCCTCGAAAGCCCATCTGGTTGGCATCTTCTACTGGATGGCTTCACTCAAACAGTACTTCGCATCGCTCTTCACGAACTTCTATAAGCCAGCCCCTGCTAAGGGCGAGGGCAACCTGCTTGGCAGCAGCCAGCCGGATATCTATAGCCAATTGCGTGAAAGTACGAACGCCATGATCCGAGCCCTCACAGGTGGCGACATCACCAAGGAAGAGCGCATCCTAAAGATGGATACTTGGCGCGCCCTCACCGAGCTTGACGCTAAGGCGAAGGAAGCCGAAGAGCTTCGAAAGGCTTATAAGAAGCCTTAGCAAGATTGTTTCGCCGTTATTAAACAACAGCCTATTTACCAAGCTTTTACATTTATTTCTTATACATTTACTCATGTTGCCATTTCTCCCACATACGCCTGAACAGCCGACACAAACAAAGAACAACGACACCTTCAATTGGGATGCCACATCGTTCTTTGAAGACCTGACCAAGCGCAACAAGTTCGCTCAGTCCAAGCACTTCACCTTCTGTCGAGTTTCTGGGCTTGACGGCTTCGAAGAAGCCCTGGCCAAATTGCAGACAAAAGCGGCTTTCGTCTGCGTGTCCGACATCTCACAGGGATTTACGGACATCAATAACACACCGCACACTCGCCGAGTAAAAACAGTGTTCTTCGCCATGCGCCACACCATTGATAATATGGTAGCTCGTCAGTCCTGTATCGATGCCATGCGCGAGCTGTTCCGACAGTTTATGTCTGTCCTGATCCAGGAACACACTCGTCTGCAGCAGCACTCTATCTATATAGACCCTAGAATCTCCTTCCAGGAAATCGACCGCTATTTCTTCTCAGGATGCGCTTGCGCGTACTTCCAAATCGCCGTTGATACCTACACCGATTTACAATTCAACCAAGAGGAATGGACTTGAATCAGCATCCCGATCCACAAGGCGAGCGTGAGAAATTTGTTCTCGCTTTCAACGACACAATGCTTAAAATCTGGCAAGAGCAGATTACGCTACTGGATGTCATCGACACAGGCAGGCTGCTGCACTCCGTCAGCGCTTTGCCAGTAAGAGCCGATGGCCGTTTTATAGAGATAGGCTTGTCTCAGGCCTTCCTCGAATACGGTCTTTGGCAGGATTTCGGCACAGGAAAGGAAATCCCCAGAGGCAACTCCGGGGATATAGGTCGTGAAAAGCGACGTGTCGCTAAGAAGTGGTTTTCTCGAAAGTATTATTCCTCAGTTCTCAACCTCCGTGACTTCCTGGCTGATAATATCGGTCAAGAATTCACCGCCATCGTCGCTCAGTCTTTAGACGACAACTACCGCCGCTACAACCACTAAAATGATTCAATACTATTAAGATTTTTATTATAGCAGGGTAATCCTACTATATTTCAGTTTCATTATATAACTAAAGTCAAATCTAATGGTGCAAACAATAATCTTCTATAAGGGCCTATCAAGTATTCACTCACTTTTACACAATCTACTAAGTAAAAATCTTTATCCACCATTTTACTATATTGACAACTTAATATTCTTTCGATGTCTGAAGATAATGCTATATTAACTCTAGCGTGAAAAACTCCGTCTGCAGGATTTATTTGTTTAGATATGTAAACACAAGTTTCTTGAATTGTTTTGTATGCTATAAATGCTTCCAAACTAGGGTTATCTGTAACTAGAAGTAATTCTTGAATTTTCTTCTTATATGGTCTACCTATGTGAAACCTATAATAATATCGTTTCCCCTCGTCATAATACCTATCTGTATAGATTTCAAAATATAAGTCATAATAATCATCTTTTGAGACTCCTTCTTCCTCAAATCTTTGAATGTCAAATGCAAAATCTGAAGCAACGTTTTTGTAGTTATGTTTTTCAAAATAACTTCTTATCATTGCTTCTATTTCCTCGTTACTATACCTACAGGTAATTTGTTTAGGCATATTCATTATCTCTTTTAAAACGCTTTCTTTAATATTCATGATACACAATCTATTTTCATTGTTACTATTAATTTTGCAAATATAAGAAATATATATGATACAACAATGAAATTTAAAGAATATCTTTCAAATAAGTTATGAAATTGAATGTCCCTTATACATCAACCGAGGAATATACAAAAAGTGTCTTTTCCGAATTATGCAATAGATATTAACTTAGCGACATCAATAATAAATAAACACAACATGACAAAAGAAACTAGGACTGACATCCAAATCTATTCGGCAATCGCTATGCTTTTAGCTGGTGTAGCACTAGCAACAGCTGGCTTCATCGTAGCTCCAACCGGTGTTATCTCTGACTCCGTACTTCTGTTTTTCGCCCAGTGTCTTATATACGCAGGCTCCATCTTTGGCGTGAGCATTTACATTCATACTAAGTTTGCAGAACTGAAATCTAAGTTTGACTCAATAGAGGAGGGAGGTGGCCAATGAGAGAGATTAGCCGAATTATCTGCCATTGCACGGCTACGCCCGAAGGCCGAGCCCAGACAGTCGAAGATATCCGACGTATGCACGTCAAAGAAAACCATTGGTCCCACATCGGATATCACTATCTGATATACCTCGACGGCACCATCCATCAATGCCTGGATGAGTCCATCCCTGGCATACACTGCTCAGGTTATAATAAGCACTCCATCGCAGTCTGCTATGTCGGCGGTTGCGCTAAAGATGCTAAGCTCACCGAAAAGGATACCCGAACACCAGCCCAGAAGGAAGCGTTCGTGAAGATCCTATCGGAACTTCACAAACGCTACCCACAAGCCACTCTTCATGGCCACCGCGAATTCGCAGCCAAGGCCTGTCCTTCGTTCAATGTTCACGAGTATGACTACATCTTTAAATAGACAACACAAAATATGAAATACTTTTCTCGCTCACTTTACTCTGTTATTTTGTTTTCATTTTGTCTGTCACTTACCGCTTGTAAGACAGTGCGCATGTCCGAAAAGGCGGTAAGTGCAAGTGAGACGGCAGCCGTGACGGCATCCCGTCTCACTTTTTACCGCACAATCGATTCGCTCTCCAGACAGTTTTCCTTGTCTGCAGACAGCATCTCAATGATATTCTTTAATGAGTCTCAGGAGTTTCCAACAGCGTTTCCATCAGGGATAGAAGGCTGGTTGGAAACTCTCTCTGACTCACTCACACCACAAGTCCCCAATAGCCATCAGCGCCCACGAGACACTTCGCGTCCCGTCCTCGCTTCGCCTTTTCCAAAGTCCCTCCACATCTACGGCCTACACCTCGGTGAAAGCACCAAGGAGAAGTCCGTCACGGCCACCGATTTGAAGGACAGCGTAGCAGTAGCCACCCAGTCCCAAAAGCTCAAATCGGCCACCAAGCAAAGCTCTCATCCGAGCTCCGCTCCTACGAATCTTTTGGTTCTTTCTTCCATACTTGCATTAATAATTATAATCTCTTATGTCATGAAAAAGCGTTTTCATTAATCTGTTTTTGAAACTTTAGCAAAATATTGGGACAGCCGTGAGGCCATTCCCAATATTTTTTGTACCTTTGCCTCCGACAAGAAAGATATATATTATATACAGTGAAATATATGAATCAAGAATATGCAAGGGTATCAGTAGAATCACCCGAAATTGAAAATAAAAAATCCCATAGTCATGTGCTGACTTACGAAGTAGAGAACAGCGATATCCAGGATGAATTCACAGTAAAATTCTAAAGATGAATATGAAAAGTGAAACCTTCCAAATAGCCTCCGACATCCAATGGGAAGATGCCGGTGATGGTGTTGTCCGTCAGATAATGGCATATGACGACAACCTGATGATGGTGAAAGTGAAATGCGAGCAGGGAGCCGTCGGCCCCATCCATCAACATCCACATACCCAAAGTACATACGTGGCCAGTGGATGTTTCGAAGTTTCTATCGGCGACGAAAAGAAGACTCTCAAAGCTGGCGATGGTTATTATGTAGCTCCCAACCTGCCACATGGCTGTGTCTGTTTGGAAGCAGGCATTCTTATCGACACCTTCACACCGATGCGAAAGGATTTCTTCAAATAG